TACAACTTTGATATCATAAACTCCAATCTCATAAAGACGATCAATCATCATATCAAACTGTTCGTAGTCTCTCTTCTCCTCTACTATAACCTTAACATAAGTATCTTTATACTCATCATAATCCACAACCATATCTTTTTCAAGATCATTGTAATATAATTTTTTAAAAATCTTATATGGATTCTTGATCCAAGTTAACTTTGCTTTAGGTGTATCAAACAAATAGAATCCACGTGGGTCATTATAATCATTCCAGAACATCTCATAAGGATTACCAATATATGTCACATTACCTTTACTAGACTTATGATGATAATGACCAGAAAGAACCTTCTTAAATTTAGAAAACAAAGTAGGACTCATACCAGTTCCCATCATACCAGGAACCATCTCAAATCCACCTAACTCCAGATGACCCATACAAAGAGGAGCATCAGTAGATTCAATCTTATTAAGTGTTTCTTCCCTGTTCTGCGAATTAATCCAGGGAATCATAAGGATCTTAGTATCCTCAATAATTATCTCCTGTGGTCTAGCATAAACTGCAATGTTAGAAAACTCTCTCAACAATAATCCTGGTGTATTAATCTCATTAGTATTCTTATAATATGCAGTATGATTACCAACAATCATATGAACCTCAATACCCATGCATTCCAAACGTTGAAAATAATAAGTACGTATACGATTCCATACATTATAATCTATACCTTTCCTTTGATCAAAGGTATCACCTAAGTCAATTAAGGTTCTAATTTTTTTCTTTTCTAATGTAGGAAAGAATACATTATCATAAAATTTCTTAAAGTAATTCCAGAAATTAATACTACCCTTTCTACCATCCAGATGTTGATCTGTTATGATAGCAACTGTCATCTATTGTTCATCCTCGTCTCAATATTTTCTTTGATACTACCCATGTCTGCATAAGAAGCATTCATACCTGCCATATCTCCTTCATAGGTATCAGTATACATAACCTCTTGATATCCAGACTTCTCTAGGATCTTACTCTTGATTTCTAACTGACGTTTCTCTTTCTGAATTCTACGTAGAAAGGCATAGTAAATAATCTGTGTGAAATAAGCAAAAGGGTTAGAAGATTTCTCTGGATTAAAATTATCTATGTACTGTAAACAGTTCTCGATACCATCACATATCATATCCTCACGGAACATATAGTTGACAAAGTTTGGTTTGTATGATAGATGTGTTGCAATCTTAAGAAAACAGTCACCAATATAATCAGGTACACGTGGTTTACTACCACCTTTAATGCTAGCAGCTGCAACTTTACCTTTGTATGCAACAATTGCATCTAAAAAGTCACGATTATTTACATAGTACTCGGTCTTTGCTTTGGCCATGCATCTGGGGTTTTATAACTGTGGATATTATAGTAGAAAATACTCTATTTGTCAATAGGGCTTGACAGGTAGTCAAAAACCTAATAGAATAACTCTGTCAGGGTTCAGAAGGACTAGAGCTATTATCTTTATAGATCTTCTCTAGTACCTCTTTAGTCTTCTGGACAGAACCTATGTAACCCATTGATCTAGTGAGACCTTTATCATTATCATCAACAGTAAGAGTAGGATCTATTGATAAATGACGTTGATAAAAATGAACAATCTTAGGATCTAATTCTGTGATAGTAACTACTTGTCTCATATTAACAATAAAAGTAGTATCATAAGTTGCTATCAACCATTCCTTTAAATGAAATCCTTCTACTGCACGACCAGCTTTCTTTTGTACAACACGATCTACTATTAATGGGCGATCCAATAAAAGAGAATCTTCATCAGTAAGATAGGAAACTTTAGAAAGAAGTTCTTCTCCTGTTGATAATTTTATTGTTGCATAGAATTCTGGTTCCATTTTATTTCAAATTAATTTTTATGATTTCATATTTAAAATTTTCTTCTTGATATATTAATAGTCTTTCGTACAAATGCTTTAAAGTATAATTATCTTTGCCTTCTGTAGATATATCATCTGCAATATCATAAAGAGTTGCTATTTCCTTTCCTTCACCCTTACGAAGGATTCTCCCCAATGACTGTAAATTTCGTACACGACTCTTGGAGGGGGAAGCAAACACAACATTGTGAAGATTCCGAATATTGATACCAGTAGAGAACGTTCCATAAGACGCGATGATAATTGCATTAGATTCTCTCTCTATAATATCTCGTACTTCTTCTCTGTCCTTTGTGTCTGTGGATCCATGAACGAAAAACACTTTTCGTTCCTTTGTCATACTACTATTTATCAATTCATAAAGAGGTTCACCATGTTTTTCCACATAGTTGAATAGTATTAAACTGTTTCCATCTATGTCATTGACTAGGTTTTTTATTAAATTGTTTCTCTTATCATGCTCTATAATATATTCCATCTCAGAATGATAATCAGGAAAATACTTATAGTCATGCTTACAAACTAAAACTTTAATTCTAATCTTAGAAAGATAACCTTTCTTAATCAGATCATCAGTTCTAGTTACTTTCTGACATTGACCAAACAATCCTTCCAACACCCACTTATGAGTCTTACTACCATCTAACGTACCAGTAAATCCAAATCTATATTTGGCATTATGTAACTTAATCATCAAACCAGTAAGAGACTTTGCTTTAAATAAGTGTGCCTCATCACCTACCACACAATCAATATCATCAAAGTATCTCTTTGGAAACTTATAAATTGATTGCCAAGTTGATATAATAACATTCTTATCAGTATTCTTATCTTTACCACTATAGATAGCATGACAATAATCTTCTGCTCTCCATCCATAGTCTTTAAAATCTTTCATCATTTGTTCCACCAAGTTAGTGGTGGGTACAATAATAAGAATCTTTTTCTTCAACATCCAATAATATTTAATAATTGAATAAATCATTAATGATTTGCCAGAACCTGTAGGAGACACGAACAGTCCTCTATTGCCCTTTAGTGCCTGGTAGACGGTGTGATACTGATATGGTCTAGGTCTTATGCTACAAATGCTATCCATGAAGTGTTTGACGCCCTTAGGCGACACGAAATCATTCTCTTCCTCTACCGTACCATACCAATCATTATTTTGATATGCAATATTATATTTTTTTTCTTGACACCATTGCTTTATATGAGGAAGTAAACCATTATATATCTCACCTGTTGCTGGAGAATATAAATGGATCATCCCATCCCAATATTTATATCTGGGTTGTCTTTTTAAAAACTTTGCTTCTGGAAGTTCAAATGAAAAGTAATCTGCTAATTCTCTATGGACATGTGGTTCTGCATCCACTTGCATGAATACTTCATTCTTTTTCTTGACTGTCAGATGTGGCACTACTAACTCCCATTAATAAATTTTTCCCAATCTATAGCGTGTCTGATATGATGACTTCGATTAGAAATTTGTTTCATTACCTGATCTAGATAATGAAGCATTTGATCCATGAATTTGATTTTAGCTTCTAAGTTAATCAGTTCATCATCTGATTCCATATAAACTTTCATCTTCTCAGAAGTTTTTATATGTGAACCAAATGGTTTTTCTGCATATACACGAGCTTCTGATTCACCACCATAATACTCGCGTTTTTCTTTAACCATCTTTCTATGTTCAAATTCAAAAGAGGTTTTAATTTGTGATATGTCTGTGTAATGGTTTAAGTATTTATTGTGCTGAAAAGGGATCTCTAATGCTAGCCGTGCTAGATCTTCTGAGTACTCCTTGTTCTTAAATTGAAAATCTATCTTAGTATCAGCACTCCACTCTTCTTTAATTTTATCGAACCTATGATATAGTTGCTCAAATTTCATTCTATAATTTTAAAATTTTTATCACGGAGAGTATACCTAGTAAATTTGAACGTTGCGCTCGCTGTGAAATACTCGATATCGTTAACTGTAGCATCAAATATAATATCTGTCAAGGCCACGGGAAACAATCTTTCATAATCAACAATAAACTGTGTGTTATAATTTGATGTTAGTATATGTAATTGACCATGAGAATACTTTGATTTTGCTACCTTAAATCCTTCAGCATTACCATTCTGTTGTATCCATTTCCATATAGAATGATAGTTAATTAGATCTTCGTCCAGAATAAACTGTACATTTAAATCACCATACTCAACACCACCACCAGGAATAACAGGAACAGATCTCAATCCAGTTGCTATTGGTGTGATTGGCATACTGATATCAGGAAAATTTACTGCCTGACAAAAGAAATCCACACCATCAAATAATTCAAGTTTAAACTTGAATCCTGTAGGTGCTAAGAAATTTCTATTTTTTGGTTGTTCTTTATACCATTCAGCAGGCATCTCAAATCCTCAACTAATTATGGTCATGCTTCAACTGCATTATTGTCCTTATCATGTCGTTGATAGGCAGCAGGTGTTCGTGTACTATTGTCTGCTTTTCTTGCTTGATATGTACCAGGTGTTCTAGTGGTGTTATCTACCTTACGTGCCTGATAATCAGCGTTCCAATCTTTCCATGCCACAGTACTCCAACCCTCA